TATTTCAGATTCAAATATCCAAACTAGATGAATCCATTTAGCACTAGATTTAGTTGAGAACATATTTCTAGGGTCAGGAATATCTACTTTATAAGTGTGTCTAATTACCGCATACATAAGCAGTTAGTATAATGCAAAATGCTATCAAAGTGAAATACATATTGTTCCACATGGAACATTTACCCTACTGCTGTATTTTAAATACGACAGGTTGCATAACACAGCTGTAGGTTTTTATCTAAATATTTACCAGTCTATTGTTCCTTTTACGGATTTGTATGGGTATGCGTATTGACTCTTCAGGTAATGTTGGAATCGACCATCAACAAACTACCAAAAAAAAAGGGACAATCTTGCGACTATCCCTTTCCAACTTAAAAGTTTTGGAGGTGTATATAAAAATGAATAGTATTTATATACCAACTATCTTAGTGTATATGATTGCAAATTGCAACACTTATTAACACTTTATCCACAGACTTATCCACACCGAGAAAACCAGTAAATATTTATTTTGACGCTTGACGAAATTTTAAAATTCCCCCCCCTCACAACACCAGCAAAGATAATATACCAGTTAATATTTTTTATCTGGGCGAAGGAATGATTCGCATATCCACTTGCTTCAGACCAAAAAAAAAGGCGGACACCACCTGTTACAGTAGCATCCGCCTTAATTTATTCTTTAGTTTCCTCTAAATGATTTATCATCATGTTAAAAGCAACTATGACTTCTTGATGTATTCGCTCATAAAGTTTGGTCTTATCGTGATAATCTCCCCAAACTTCTTTTATATGTTCAGCTTCATTCTTGAAGTCATTTTGAATATCATCCGCAATATTTTTTATTTTTGAAAGCGAGTAATATTCTTTTCTATCGTAAGTTATATTCATTCTTGCACCTCAATCTCCACAATCTCATCATCTTTTGTAAAGGCTAAATGTTTTGGATTAGGAATGTTTAAGTTCTCCCTTTCCTTGTATAAAACATCTTGCACCTTATGATTGATTGAAACCAAAGTATTAAAGTATCTAACAAGTGCCAAATCAATATCTGATTTTTCATCTAGTTGTCTATTAATCTTTGTATAGATTTCGTTGCAAGTTCCAATGTTCACTTTTAAAGTAAACTCTAGTAGTTCTCGATTAGTCATTTTTAATTTCTCCGCTATCTACTTCCATTTGACTATCTTCGCCAAAGTCAGTGTATTTAAAAGTTGATGTAATTCCACCATCTTTTTCACAATCTCCCTCTTTTGAAATATTAGGCAAACATATTGCATTATTAATTTCTTCCTCAGTTAGCTTTTTGTCAGACACAATTTCAAAATATCTTGTATCAGTAGACTGTTCACTTACTTCGTAAACATATTCTTTTGTTTTATTCATAATAATTACCTCCAAGTAATTGAATAAGTTAATAAACTGTTTCATGCCTTTTGGCAATCATCAGTAGAAAATACACATTTTCTATACAGTTTTGCAAAAATTGACTTCGTGAGACTTCGCCTGTTGCAAAGTTAAGAGTAGGTTAAGGGCATAAGATACCCAAAAAAACCCACTCTTAAATCGCATCAGAAAAAAACGAATCTACCAGTTTCTCGTACCTGCGTACAAAAAATATTTACTGGTCAATCTTCTTTGCGATAGATTATCTCGCTTTCATTTCTATCACTAAGATAAGCAATAGCATCTGATTTATTGATAGTCTTTTCAAAGATATTAGTTTCATGCCTATTTGTAACATTTGATTCATCACCCATGTTTCCATTCATTACCCACCTGTTAGCAAACCATTCCGCTTTTTCTTTATCCAAAGTCCATGAATAACCCTTATCATCAATACCACCTCGATAAATCGTTATGGTATTTGGCAACTCATTAAAGAACTTAGTATCTTCTTCATCCATCATTAAATGTGAATCAGAAAATTCCAAGAACAAAAGTTGTTCCCATGCTAAATGATTTTCATAGACATTTTCAGTATCAGTCCAAACATTAGCTATCACTTCCCAATATTCTTTTTTGTTTGGCTTCCACCAATCCTCCAAAGCATCAAGAATAGATTGAACTCGATAGGCTCGTTCATGCAACCAAAGATAAGAACTGATATCTTTATCCTTGATAGCTTCAGCAACCTTTTCTTTTTTGAAGTCATAAACTTTATTAGCTTGGCTTATAACCATTTCATGGTTAGACCAAATACCAATAAAATACTTATGATGAATCATTTCAATCCCACCCTCGCTAACAGTCGCAATACTGTTAGCAAGTTCATTGTTTAATTTACTCATTTTCTACACCTCCAAGTGTAATTTTCTGTTTCGCATATCCCTAAATTAGGATGGCTCATCAGTTTGGTTAATTCCAAATACAGAAAAACAGAGGGTGGAAAAAAATATTTACTGGTCAAATATCTTTTCCCACCATTCCATTGCTAAAGATTTTCCATGTTGATATGTACTGTTTCGCCAAATGGATATTTATAATATTCTCGCATATAACTTTCGTTTGTACTTAACGCCCATATAACTGGAACGCTAGGCTCAACTTCAGCATCAACGCTACAATATCCATCAGTGAAATATACAAAAGCAATAACATCTTCAGTATCTTCAGTTTCATCGTTGAACAAATTAAAGGGTGGTTCGAACCTAGTTCCTCCTCCACCTCTTAAATTGAACTCCAACTCTTCATTATCCAAATCAAATTCATCCCACCATTCTCCAGTTGTAGGATTCTTTGCAATTGATGTATCACAATAAGTTACTCTAACTTTATTGATACCGCACTCTTCACATAAGTTTTGAGTTTCAGTAGCAAATATATTGAGTTCTTGTTGAGATACACTCGCGGAAGTATCTATTGCAACTACAATTTCTCCGCCTTGCGGTTCGTTGTCATTGCTAGGTAAATTGACACCCCTCCAAGAATGTCTTTTATTTAGTCTGCTCCACGTTGGATTATTGCTCTTAGCGGAATTTAATAAATCTCGCATTACATCAACCCAATCAACATATGTCTCATTGAGTTTTTGCACCGCACCATTCATTGTAGAAGTACCACCTTCAGAACATCCCTCTAACTTATCTGCCATCAAGATTGCTCGTTGTATGTTTTCTTTTACTTCCGCCATAGCACTATCAGATAATGGATTACCCTCTTCATCAGTTGGCATCCAAACTTCACCCATTGATGGTTTCATATCTGCTAGTTCATCCAATAAGGATTTACCGCTTCCATTTCCATCTTGGCTTTCATCTTCGTTGCCATCATCAGAATCAGAGTTACCATCATCATTTTGGGAATCGCCTTCGCCACCTTCAGATTCATCAGAATCTTCAGACTTAGATTTCATTTCTTCAATGGCATCTTCTAAGGCTTCATCATCATTCATTAAAGTTCTATAGACTGCTTCAGAACTCATGCCTTGATATCTTCTATCAAGCAATCCATCTTTAGGCAGTTCCATATTCAAGTCATACTTAATCCATGCATTGATAACATAGTCAGTTGCTACATTCCAAACCTCGTGATTTCGTTTAGCTTTTCTTAATGGATGCTCCCATATTACATGGCTAGCTTCGTGGACTAATACCGCTTGAATTTCATCATCAGTTAATGTCTTAACAAATTCATCATTCCAGTAAATATTGACTCCATCAGTAGCCATCGTTTCACATCTATCGCTAGCTTCAATCAATTCAAGACTAAGAAGCATACTTGCCATTCCTATATTGCCTTTCATCAATTTCGCTCTAGCTTTTATTATTCTATTTTCACTATTCATAATACCTCCAAGTATTAATTTTATTGATACCTAAAAAATATTTAACTGGTAAATATTCTCTAGGTTTCTGCTTATCTCAAAGCTTCATCAGTCAATTTATTTCTTAAACATATTGTCTAAGAAACCTCCCTTTAATTCATCAATGGAATCTTCCAAATCATCCGCAACTTGCTTACGCTTGTTTGCACCATAACTTGATTCATCCCTTAAAGAATCTACATCATTAATTGAAGCAAATACGCTTACCAACTTTTGATGTGCATCAGCAATCATTTTGTCATCGCCTAAAATGTCTGCATTGATACTAGGTAATGTATCTAAGAACCCTCGCAATTTATCAAAACTAGAGTTCTTAAAGAAACCTCCCTTTTGTTTGTCGTTAGGGTCATAGGATTTTAGCTTGTCTGCTAAATGTCCTACTGATTCAAGTAAAGCTTCTACAGTAGTTCTAGCAATCGTTTCAACATTTTTATTTGCTCGTTTTAAAGCATCGTTTTCAATTTTTGCTTTCAGCTTTTCTGATACATTTAATCTTATATCCTTGGTATCGAATCTAGGAACAGTACCCAATTCAAAATCGAATCTGAATTTAGTTTCTATTTCCTCAACGCTAGGATAATCAGATAATTTAAAGGCATTACCAAGCTTCACTTTATTGGCTTCAATCAAGTTGTCATAGTTATCAATAAACTGTTTAACCTCTTTTTCAAAATCCATCTTAGCTTGGTCAACCCTATTCATCAGCGTATCTAGTTCGCGGTTTGGACATAGTCTCCAACCACTTAGAACCTTACCTTCAAAATCACTTGTATTGTCATCCCAAGGGACAGTCAAAGGGTAGTAAACATCGTTTCTAAATTTGTTGATAATTCTACGAAAATACTTATTCGTATCTTTACCAAAAATGTATTTAGCTACATGCAAAGATTCGCTCATTGCTTCTTGGTCTATCGCTAAACCTTCCTTCAAATACTTATCTGATTTAACTCCGCTAGGGTGCTTCGTATTAAGGCGAACTAAAGTCGCATTTTCAGATAAAGTATTTACATTATTTTCTTTTTTCATATTACCTCCAAGTAATAAAAGTTTGCTGTTTCATCATTTTTGAATCATCAGTCAGAATTACATTCTGATACAGCTAGCGGAAAAAGAATATTTACCAGTCAATAATAAATATTTCCTTCCCCGCTAATCAATCAATTAAATCTCAATATCTTGATTTTCAACCTTGAACTTAGAATATGAACTTGAATCTTTTAATTCAGTTCTTAAAGTCGTTAGTTTTCTAACAAAGAATATTGAAAATTCAACAGTCGATAGTTGCTTCACATAGGCTAATGCATTGTCGAACCAGTCATATACATCGCTATCTTTTGCCTTACCAATTACATCAACTAATGCAATCGTTGTGGCATAAGATAAACCTGCACTATCAACAAGTTCTACATCCTTACCCTTACATATATCAGCAAGGTTAGGCACATTGTTTTTCAATGAAATAAAGTTCATCAATTCAATGCTAGCATTTTGTCCAACATCGCCTTCAAATAATTTCTGCATTATTTGTTTGGGCGGATTGGTTTTCAATGTATCGCTTAACCTTGTCCAACTTCTTGGACTTGGTTGTGGGTCATTGCATTTAGGGTCGAACTCCCAAAGTAGTTGTGGCATATATCCAATTAATCCTTGGACATCCATATGAACATCATTCTTATCAGCCCATGCTAACCAGTCCTCTACATCGTGAGTAAACTGAATTGCAGTCGTTCTATCTTGGCAATGCCTAAGAATTTTATTCGCACCACTTCTATCAGTATGCCTGTTTCCTGCTAGTACAATTTTCCATCCATTTGGGAAAACATAATCGCCAATTCTACGCTCTTCGTTTTGCCCTTTTGGGTCTAGTAATTGTCCTATCGTTGCTTGCACGCTTGAATGTGCTTGTGCAAATTCATCTAAGAAAAATACCCCTTCACCACTTCTAGGTAGATTCCCTAGAAACGCCTTCTTTTGAGTACCATCTTCAATGTAAGGCAATCCGCCTAAGTCGATAGATTCAACTAACCCCAATCTAAAAGAAATGAATCCAAATTCATTGTCTTTAGGATTGACTGAATCAGTCAAATTTCTATCTTCCGCTAGTTCCTCCGCAATCTCTTTAACAATTGCGGATTTACCTACACCAGTTCCACCAATCAAGAATGGAATATTATTCCCTTTCAGAACTGATAGACATGACATTTTCGCTTCGCTTGGTTTAAACATAATTAATACCTCCAAGTATTTATAAGTTTCTTGAACCCCATAATTAGGATTCTCTTCAGTGTGTTAATTCACAGACTATTGGAGTAGTCCTCTAAGTTTCGTATATCAATCTTTTATACCTCTTACTTCATATTCAGAACTATGCATTTCACATAGCCATTAGATACAATCCTCTTAGAGATTTATGAGTCTTGCTTCATCAGATATCGCTATCTTTTACACTCTCTCAAACTAGCCACTTTCATTGGCGGATTCAGATACGACCTTCTAAAGAACCTTGCTTCGCATCCTACTGCTAGAACCTTACCTTTAAACCTTTAGAGTACCCAGTTGGGCGGTAGCTACAGTTTAGAGACATAATCGTTTTGGTCTTTGTTGAGAACAGTATAAGGCTAGAGAACATCAAAGTAAACATTTACCAGTACATAGTATTTGCTAGCTATTTGTGAGCATTACAAAATCAATCCAGTTCGTTTAATATTTATCATATGAGCAATACAAAAAAACCAAGTCTAAGTGTAGTTAAAAAAGAAGCGGAACTAACCATCAAGCAAAGGCAGTTCGTGGATGAAATCATCAAGGGCAAGTTAGGTAGTTATAAGGAAGCATATGCAAAGGTATATGACATCACTTTAACCAAGCAAGGGAAGATACCCAAGTGGGTAGAAGTGGAAGCAAGCAAGCTTGTAGCGAACCCTAAGATTGCACAAAGCATACATAAGGCTATAGAGCGTAAAGAACAGTCAGCAGTTGCTAGTAGCCTTAGAACAAGAAACTATGTCATAGACCAGTTATATAGAGAGTCCAAGGAATCAGATTCAGATTCAGCTAGGATTAGGGCATTGGAATTACTAGGCAAGTCAGTCAGTTTGTTTAGTGATGTAGTAGAGACTAAAGAAGCAAGAACAAGTGATGAAGTTGAGAGAGATATTGAAGAGCGTATCGAAGCATTACTAAGCAACCAATAGACAACCAACAACCAACTATCTAATAGGGCAACACATAGGCTGTGTGTGTGCTGTATGTGGTGTGATATGTCCATGCACTATATATAGGGTGAAACACAACATCTAGTATTCCAGATTGATTCCAGAACCACTACATATTGTGTTTGGATTCCGCCACTATTAATAGACCCCATCCCCCCTTTTGTGTGTGCGGGACTCCTACTATCTTATATACATAGTGATATGCACAGGATATTACTCATTTTCATAGACCCCCCTATATATTGCATTTTGATAGCGTTTTGTACAGATATCATATATAATTTGTTCCAGGAAAGACCCTAGGGTCCCTAGACCCCCCCCATTATTTTACAAAAATGGTTGTTTTTCCTGTGAAGATGTGCAATTATGTTAAAATCTAGCGTGATTTACATCTAGTAGGTACCTACTTGTAAAGTATTTACTTATTAAGTGCCACTTAGTGGTAGGAACTTAGTAAGTTTTTAATTTTAGGAAGTACATACTTACTATCTAGTATAGGAGATGTATGAGTAACCAAATATTAAGTCAAGTACAAAACCTTTCTTTAGATGAGAAAAGGGAATTACTAGGTTTATTAGATGAATTAGAAGATGCTAAAGCCAGAGAGAAGTGTTCTACAGATTATATGGCGTTTGTTAAAGAAGTTTGGAGTGCTTTTATCCATGGTCCCCACCATCAAGTTATGGCAGATGCCTTTGAAAGGGTAGCCAATGGCGATTTAAAGCGTCTCATCATCAATATGCCACCTAGACATACCAAATCCGAGTTTGCGTCTTACCTATTACCTGCATGGTTTCTGGGAAGCAGACCTGAAAAGAAGATAATACAGACAGCACATACCGCAGAACTAGCGGTGGGTTTTGGTAGGAAGGTTAGAAACCTTGTAGGAAGTAAAGATTATAAAAAAATATTCCCGAATGTTAGTTTGCAGTCGGATTCCAAAGCTGCGGGTCGTTGGAACACGAACAAAGGCGGTGAATATTTTGCTATCGGTGTAGGTGGTGCAGTTACTGGTAAAGGTGCTGACCTCCTCATCATAGATGACCCGCACTCTGAACAAGAAGGTGCAAGTTCAGACATAAATGTTTTTAATCGTACCTATGAATGGTATACATCTGGTCCAAGACAGCGTTTACAGCCTAATGGTGCAATCGTTGTAGTGATGACAAGATGGCATAATAAAGATTTAACTGGTCAAGTTGTGGATGCTAGTGTCAAACGTGGCGGAGCCGACCAATGGGAAGTTATAGAACTGCCTGCAATCTTACCTTCTGGTAAGCCTTTGTGGGATGCTTTCTGGAAGTTAGAAGAGTTGGAAGCTTTGAAGGCTGAATTGCCTAGTTCAAAGTGGATGGCTCAGTATCAACAAGACCCTACTTCAGAAGAAGGTGCTCTTGTTAAAAGAGAATGGTGGCGAGTATGGGATGGGATGAATCCCCCTGACTGTGAGTTCATTATTCAATCATGGGACACAGCCTTTTTAAAAACCCAAAGAGCTGACTTTTCAGCTTGTACTACATGGGGAGTTTTCTACAAAGAAAATGATGATGGTTTTGTGGCACCCAATCTTATACTCTTAGATGCCTATAAGGAGCGTCTAGAGTTCCCAGATTTAAAGAAAATGGCTTTTGAGAAGTATAACGCCTATAAACCAGATGCGTTCATTGTAGAGGCTAAAGCAGCAGGCTTGCCTTTAATCTTTGAACTTAGACAAACAGGCATACCAGTACAGGAATATACACCGAGTCGTGGTAATGATAAAATATCTAGGGTAAATGCTGTATCTGATTTGTTTGCTTCAGGCGTTGTTTGGGCACCAGAAACAAGATGGGCAGAAGAAGTTGTAGAAGAGTTTGCTGGTTTCCCTAACATGGAACATGACGATTTAGTTGATAGCAGTACGCAAGCTCTGTTAAGATTTAGACAAGGCGGTTTTGTTCCTCTAGATTCTGATGAAGAAGATGAGCCAATAGAACACAATCGTAAAGCAGATTATTACTAGGAGATTACATTGGCTATAGACAAACAATACGAACCTGCTACGCCAATAGATGGCTTAGTAGAGATGGAGCCAGAAGAAGGCTTAGATATTGAAATACAAAATGCATTAACAACAGAAACCGAAGATGGTGGAATGATTGTTGACTTTGACCCTAGTGCAAACGAAATGCAAGCAGAAAGTTTTGATTCAAACCTTGTAGAATATTTAGAAGATGATGAGCTTAATTCTATAGGTAATGAATTATTAAATGCTTTTAATTCAGATAGAGATTCAAGAGCTGATTGGGAAGAAACCTATACTAAAGGTTTAGACCAGTTAGGATTAAAGATTGAAGATAGAACAACACCTTGGGCAGGAGCTTGTGGTGTATTCCATCCAATGCTTAGTGAAGCAGTTATTAAATTTCAATCGCAGGCAATATCAGAAATATTTCCAGCAGCAGGTCCAGTAAGAACAAAGATAGTAGGACCAATAGATTCAACAAAAGAAAAACAAAGTCAAAGAGTTCAAGATTATCTTAACTACTTGCTTACATATGAAATGACTGAATATCGTACTGAAACAGAAAAAATGCTGTTCTCATTACCATTAGCAGGTTCAGCATTTAGAAAGATTTACTTTGACCCAACACTAAACAGACCTAGTGGTATCTTTGTACCAGCAGAAGATGTTGTAGTTAATTATGGTGCAAGTGATTTAGAAACTTGTGAAAGAGCTACTCATGTAATGAAGAAGTCTACTAATGACATCAGAAAGATGCAGGTTAGTGGATTCTACAGAGATATAGAATTACCAGATGCAACACCAACATCATCAGATATTACTAAGAAATATAATGAGATGACTGGTGAATCAGAGAGTTATAGCTACGATACACGCCATACTATATTAGAAATGCAAGTAGACTTAGACCTTAAAGGGTTTGAGGATAAAGATGAAAATGGTGAAGATACAGGTATCGCATTACCTTATGTAGTAACAATAGATAATCCTTCAGGCATTATTCTTAGTATCAGAAGAAACTATTACGAAGATGACAAAGCTAAGTTAAGAAGGATGCACTTTGTTCATTATCAATATTTACCAGGACTAGGCTTTTATGGCTTTGGTTTGATACATATGATTGGTGGATTAGCTAAATCAGCTACATCTATACTAAGGCAATTAGTAGATGCAGGTACTTTAAGCAATCTGCCAGGTGGTTTGAAAGCCAGAGGTTTGCGTATTAAAGGTGATGATAGTCCTATAATGCCAGGTGAGTTTAGAGATGTAGATGTACCAGGTGGTGCTATTAGAGACAATATTACATTCTTACCTTATAAAGAACCTTCACCTACATTATTTTCTTTACTACAAAACATAGTAGAAGAAGGCAAGAAGTTTGCAAGCATAGCTGAAATGAAAACATCTGACATGAATAGTCAGGCACCTGTTGGAACAACTCTAGCATTACTAGAAAGAAACATGAAAGTAATGAGTGCTGTTCAAGCAAGACTTCATGCTGCAATGAAAAGAGAATTTGAAATACTTGTAAATGTAATTAAGGACTTTACAGAACCTAATTATCCTTACGAAGTAGAAGAAGGTCAGCAGATTAAAGTACAAGACTTTGACAATAGAGTAGATGTACTTCCAGTATCTGACCCAAATGCAGCAACAATGGCTCAAAGAATTATGCAATATCAAGCTGCAATGCAATTAGCACAACAAGCACCTCAGTTATATGACTTAGCACAGCTACATAGACAGATGCTTGAAGTATTAGGCATTAAAGATGTAGATACTATTGTACCTCCACAAGAAGATGTGCCAGCAGTTGACCCAGTTACAGCAGTACAAAATATTATTACTGGTAAACCAGTACAAGCATATGAGTTCCAAGACCATGAAGCTCATATACAAACACTTGCTTCTGCACAGCAAGACCCAAGCATACAAGCAAAAGTACAACAAAGTCCAAATGCTCAAGTTATACAAAGTGCTGGTTCAGATTATATTATGCAACATCTTGCATTACAGTTTAGAGAACAAGTTGAAAGAGAGATGGGTATAGAGCTACCTCCAGTAGGAGAACCTCTACCAGCAGATGTAGAAAAACGTATATCTACATTAGTTGCTGAAGCAGCTAAACGAGTAGCTTCTACAAATGCTGCACAAGCAGAGCAAGCTAGAATACAAGAACAAGCACAAGACCCAATCATACTAGCCAAACAAAAAGAACTAGAAATTAAAGAAACTCAAGTTAGAAACAAACAACAAATAGATGAATCTAAAATAATGATTGATGCTGCTAGACTAAAAACTAACAAAGAATTAGAAGAAGCTAGAATAAAAGCACAACAAGAAGCTACTGGTCTAAATGTAGGACAGCGTATTGCTAGCGATT